CCGGTGTCGTGTAGCTTGGTTTGCTTTCTTTGTACTTGTGTCATGCATAAGTCATAGTTCGAACCCCAGGTTATCCGACCATTCCAAATGTAGAGGACGCGGATCTTCTCTAATTATACCTAACGGGTATCAAACCGCTAAGATCGAGTTGGGGTATTATCAGTAATTGGAATCCCTCTTTTCAGAGGAGCATCCACTAAGGCACGATTAAGTGTACGCCACATCTTTACCCATCTTGGCACTGCCGACGCCACCTTAGCCTCTTTTAACGGAGACTTCGGCTTAATCGACAGTACCTCAACAGGTATCGAGGCAACAACCTTCTCAATCGCATCACACGCCTCCAAAAGGCTGTTTAATTCCTTTTCGCTTGGCATTACTGAGCCACTGGCTTTCGAAACCATTAACTTAATCTCGGAATAATCCCAATCAAATGTAGATTGGAGACCCTCGATAATATAATCCCGCCACCAACGCTGGCAGTCCTCTTCACGGGTCCCTGTGGGAGGGAATCCCATGTTGAGGTTAATCTTAAACTTTGAAAGTATACGCGTAAAACGCGCTTCCAATCGCGGCAAAAGAACCTGCTTCACATTAAGCAGAAGCGATTTTTGAACCGAGTCTCTCCCCTTAACAGAGGGTACACGATATTGCGTTCTCCCGAACGCAACACCAGTAAGCCACTGAAAAGTAGAGCCTACACTACGTACTGAGTTAGGCCGGCTAATTAAGATTAACACTGAACGCAATTTACGAGGTAAATGCATAAACAGACGGTTTCCCGCTGCTGATGCACCCCTCATACCCACGCCCAGGTACCGCGCAATTCGATAGGTCGATGTGCGACTTCCCGTTAAATTCTCGCATGCCCGAATCACTTCAGGCACGAAAGAAACCCCGAGCAGGCCAACGGCCGCTCCCACAAGGGGAAAAGGTGTTACCTCTTTACCCTTATGAAAGAACCTTTTGGCAAACTCAAGGGACAGGTTGTCGGAGATAATAGACTTGTGAAAGCCTATATCCACACCTATTACCTTCATGAACGATACATACTCATGAGCGACAGCGCCATTGGCTATGACGACATCGTCACCAAGTATTGCATAGTCCGGAAACCAGGACTTCCAGCCTGCTTTATGAGCAGCATATTGCACTATTGCGTGATGTGTTAGAGCCAGCATCGCCCAAGAAGATAACGCACCCATAGGCTGACCCACTACATACTTAACCGTCCGATACGCCGACCCAAAGGTTTTAATAAACACTGAGGGAAGGACGTACTCGCGATCGCATAAAATAGAACGCCAACTTTCTGCATACGCTCTTCCGGTAAATGCTGCCAATAACCATTCTTGTAGCACTACGGGCAACCTATCCGTCGCTGCTGACAAATCATATGAATAGACTTGTCTCATACCTTTAGTTTCGCAGCGCTCCACAAGCTCCTTAACGGGTTTGATTTGATCAAATGTACCGTCAGAGGGAATCTTACGAAGCACCCCAAAGAGGGCATGATGCAACGGAGATAGTACCCATTGTGTAAAAATGTCCACCATCGCGAATAATCGCAACTTTCCAGGTTCCTCCCGAACTCCTAGTTTACCGAGATCACCCGATGGACCGTCGGGGATTGGAGTACCTTTACCGAAGGGATTCTCCTTTTCACCGCTCCGGATCTGGGCTCTATATTCTAGAGTTTTATTCCAGGATTCCTCGGCAGCAAGCCAGATAGGCCCACCCAATAAGTGGATACACCCGGTGATATGACCTAAACCAAATAACATCATTTTGAGCTCCGGACGTGAAATCCACGCCATTGCATCAAGAATAACATTACTGATTGAAGTAGTACCACCGCGGCTATTAGGACCGGATTTAGTTATTACTAACCGCCGAATATGCGGAACCAAATCAGTTATAACCCACCACGTTCTGTAGTAATCTTTTGTAGACCCATATTCCTCACGAAAGTCAGGATATGGTTTCTCTAAGTATTCTCCAGTCGTGTCTGATTGATAATATAACTTAGTCGCAAATCTTTTGATCCCAAACGGACGTAACAATGAAATGAAGGTATAATTTACAAAATTCCTCCAATCCATCATCACATCGTGAGGAATCTCCACACCCGGCTTAATAATTGAAGATATCGATAAACGGCCGCGGAAGACTAAAACCCGATAAAGGGTAAATAGACCTAACCACAACCGAATAACGGCTACCTCTCCTTGCTTAATACGAGTACGGTGATTAGCAGGTATAATCCGAGGAAGTCCTCCGGAAGATACGGATACAGCGACCCCAGCATCTCTAGAATTCAACAACCTCTTTCCAGAAATCGATCTCATGAGTATGAGATTCGACGCTTTCAAGTAGATAGCTAAACCCCTTTGACCTTGAGATCGTTGCATAGCAACAGCAAATCTCACGAAGCAAACGGAAGCTTTAACCCAACTCTTAGAAGAAGACCCTACGATTAATGGAATTACTCTTGCGAGTAATCCGATCAATCGCGAAACGCTTTTTACAGCATTTTGCCAAATTGACGAAGCAGTTTTAACTTGTAAAGGTTTAGCTGTATTCATAGTTGTTATATATGTTTTATCATAGTGATCAACCTATCCCGCCCTTGACCTGCGAGTGATAGAGTTGTAATCTACCTTCAGAGGTTACCCTCATCTACCCTTGATACTATCTCAGGCGCCCTTGGGACTCGAGCTAAGGATCAATCCTTCAGTTTCGTACAACCCGCGAAAGGGCTGCACGGCTGCAGGCAGCCGATCAAGGCCGAAGGGTTAGTTCTATAGGTTGCCGTAAGCGACTAAGGTTTCTTTGAGACCCGTCCTTACTTTGCATCTATTACCTTCAATATGCCCATAGATATGATATCAAATACCATTAATCCATCGTATTTTCCGGAGTATCCGTATGAGGCACCAGTTATCAACTGGTCTACCTGGCCCAGACTCCATCTTTTCAGATTTCTTCTATAAACATTGCCGATAAAGGAAGCTTACAAAGCAGGGAACTTTCAACCATGAAAGAATTACAATCACGGTTGTGTTTTACAACACTCATCGATTAGTTTAGCCCTACACGGTGCCTACGAATGTTACGTAATTTTGCAATTACTCCATTCTGACTATATTTAGTATACAAAAGGGTCGGGGACTTTCCCTGCCCGGCGCTCTTAACGCGTTTTAGGTCCAGATCCATCGGATCGTTGATTAATTAATTAGAAAAATCAACTCACCTTCATCATCGCTCAAAATTAGATCCCTATGCTTAGTATATACTAAACCACGTAAATCCACGGATTGCGTAGCCCGGGGAGATACATGTTATAATCAGTCCGGTATAACATTTGATCACGCTCTGGGAGGAGAGCACACTGCTCCCTTAGCCACGGATTAAGTAGCTTCGGAATGCTTCGACAATTAAGTCAATTACAGTGAGCTGACTCGGCAACGAGACTTCGTCACCAGGAGGCCTTTCGGCC